CCGAGGTTTGCGGAGGATATCTTCAGCGCCATCTGCCGCGCACGGGCGCGGATGAAAACTTGGTTCGTGTAGTTACCGACCGTGGTCTCGATAACCCGCTCCTCGTCCTCGACACTGGCGGTAAAGGTGCTGCCGGGGAAGTTCCGAGGCCGAATATGCAGCGTAGCCTCTGGCTCTGCTGCTGTGGACCCGCCGAAATCAATATCGGGGATTATACGCCGAGTAAGCATGAACCGCTCCCCATCCTCCAAGTCGAAATCGTTCGACTGTATGTACGCCTCCATGGCGATGTCGTCGTCATCTACCCCAGACTCATGGGTATACATGATGCCCGTGTACGTAGTCGGGTCGCTGTCTGCTGCTTGGGGGTACAGCCGGAGGGGGGTGTCCAGCCACGCAGTGCGGGCAATGGTCCCGTAGTACCAGATATGATCCAGATGATTGAACACGACGTAGCTGTCGTTCCAGTCAGAGGTCGCGCTAGGGTAGAACCACCATACCTCGTTCCACTCCTCGTTGGTGCCACAGACAATCTGCGCGGCCTGATTGTAGTTTATGTTGCGGAACACGTGGTCCCGCAGGGTGCAGGGGAGCGTCTCTACGCGGCCCGTGTACGCATAGAATTTATCCTGCCCCATCCAGTAAGTAATGTTGGCTGCGGTGGTCATCGCACGCGGCGAAGCTATGGATATATCGTCTGCGTACTCTTGCAGGGCGAACACGTCCGTAGTCCCGGTGAACTGCAGCGTGTAGAGGTGCGTGTCGGTCCATACGAGTATTTCTTGTCTCGAAGGAAGCGCACGGATAATCCGCGAGCCCCGGGACACTCGGGAGAAACCCGCCGAGTTAGTTACGGCGGGGGTCCACTGCGTGGGGTTATCCTGATCCGCCCAGCGGATCAGCAGAGGGTCAAAGTCCGCCGTGCTGGTGCTCCCGTAGGGAACCGCACCAAAAGCAAGCAGGTGCTTATCCTGCTGGGACACGAGTGCTTGCATAATTTGCGTAGGGACGGCGTTGGCGTCGTAGCCGTTAGCCGTAGATAGGGTGGATAGGAGCACGGCGCGGGTGGCCAAGGAAGTAGCGGCGTCGGCGGCAGTCCCCCGTTCCCAGTAGTAGAGGGCCCCGTTACGGAGGTTAGCCACCAGATCGTTGTCAAAATTATCCATGAACCAGTCGGCCTGCGGTAGCAATATCGGGTTGGTGGTACCAAGGCCCCAGAAGCCTCGGCTCCACGTGCCCACGCCCCACCCGTAGCCTTCGGTAGCGATGGCGTACCCGGGCAGGATTTCGAACGAGATAATGATTGCGGTGCCACCGCTGCTAACTACGGTAGACGTTGCTGCAGTAGTCACCGTGAACGAGAACGAGTCAGAGTCGATAACCGTGATCTGGTAGTTAGCGTTGAGCTCTGAGGCGGGTACTCCGCCTACGGCACCAGAAACCCCCGATATGGTAACGAACTGGCCTGTGGTGGCGCTATGCGCTGCGCCGAGGTTTACCGTTATCGTGGTAGAGGCGTTCGTAGTGTTGATGCAATTATCGGTGTTGGGAGTGGACATGGTCGGCGTCGTAGCGCGCAGGGGGGTGATATCGTAGAAGATACCTGCGGCTTCGAGGTACAGCTTGGCGTTAGTGCCCATGCCCATGAGGTTATCCGAGAAGGACGTGACCCAGTTGAACATCTGGCGGCAGGCACCGTAGAACGTAGCCGTCGTGGTTTTTACCCACCCGCCGAGCTTCTGCGGGTACCCCGAGCGGAACCTGATCTTGTCACACTCGTACCAACCACCCTCGTTGGAGTAGTCAGTCTGGTCCCGGTTAACACCCGGCTTGAACTGCAGCTTGATGAACGGCATGCATGCGCCTCTAGGTGTAAGAGAAAATGATCTTACCCGTACCGCCAGCTACTTGCGCAGGGGTGGGGTAGTACGCACCGTCGCCCCCGGCAAGACCATCGCCGTTAGTGCCCGTTTTACCTGCGCCGCCGACGCCGTTAGTTGCAATAGTTCCGTCTGTGCCAGCGTTACCCGCCGAGTTAGTGTCGCCCCCAGTGCCCGCCGCGCCCGCCGCTCCGCCAAGGCCCCCGCTACCGAAGACCTGTGTGCCGCCAGCGCCACCGTTGGTGGAGATGGTAGTAAGGGAGAACGTCCCCGAAACCACGTTTGAGCCTGTACCCGCGTTGCCTGAACCTGCAGCCGTTGTGCCCCCGGTTCCAACGCTATAGGTCATCGTGAGGCCCCCGGACCCGACCACACTGGCGGTCTTAATACTGTACCCGCCCGAGCCGCCGCCGCCACCGCCATAGTAAACGATGCTGTCTAGAGTGGAGTACGCCCCGCCCGCACCGCCCGCGCCAAACACCTCGATGACCACACTGGAAGCCAGTACGGGTATAGTTTCCGTAGCCGACGTACCGGTTGTGTAGGACCGTGTAACGGGGGTGAAATAGGACGAACCGACCAAGACGTTAAGGATGCCTGACATCAGCTTACTCCGGCACCGCTGGCGACCCACTCCGTAGTGTTAACTTTCAGGCACGTACACAACCCCCGCAGGGAGATGGTCCGCGACCCCGTGCTGCTTGTACCCGCCAAGCGAAGCGTATCCGTGGTTATGGAAAGCGTCTGGCTCGAGGCGCTGTTGTTGAAGATGGTGATGGCCGTGCCAATGGGGAACGCAACGGAGCTGTTGGCGGGGATAACGATACCGCCAGTAGTCGTGGAGATATGCGTACCGGCGTCCGCCAAAGCCAAGGTGTAGGAGGCGGTTTTGGTTGACTGCGGGAGGCCGCGATAGCCAATCGTGTTGGCCGCAATCGTCCCCGTCGCCGTAACCGTAACGTCTTGGTCGAGAGCCGTTATGTCCGTGTTTGCCCCGGATGCTGCGGCGGACAGCGCAGTACGCGCAGCACTAGCGCTCGTGGCCCCGGTACCACCAGCGGTGATCGGAAGCGTGCCAGCGGTCAGGACCGAAGACGACGTAGAGTAGATCGCGTTATTCGCAGCGGTGAACCCGGTAAGGTTCGTACCGCCATTGGCGGTAGCAAGCGTGCCCCCAAGGGTAAGAGTGCCGGAGGTAGTAATTGCTCCGCCAGTCAGGGTAAGGCCCGTGGTGCCACCAGAACCGTTTACGCTGGTAACCGTACCCCCAGAGGACGAAATAGTTATCGTCCCGGTGCCGTTGGTTATCGTGACGCCAGTGCCAGCGGTTAGCGTTGCCGCAGTAAGCGTGTTGCCTGTCGTGTTTCCGATCAGCAGCTGACCGTTGGTAAAGGACGTTGCGCCTGTACCGCCGTTAGCTACAGCCAGCGTGCCCCCAAGGGTAAGCGTGCCCGAGGTAGTAATTGCTCCGCCCGTCAGGGTAAGGCCGGTGGTGCCACCAGAACCGTTTACGCTGGTAACCGTACCCCCAGAGCTCGACGAGGAGATGGTGATGGTACCGGTGCCGTTGGTGATTGTGACGCCAGTGCCTGCGGTTAGCGTTGCCGGAGTAAGCGTGTTGCCTGTCGTGTTACCGATCAGCAGCTGACCGTTGGTGTAGGTCGCCGCGCCTGTGCCGCCGTTGGCTACAGGCAGGGTACCGCTGACATGGGTGGCCAAGCCGATCTTGCCCCAAGCCGGGGCGGTAGCCACGCCTCCAGAGATGATGGCGCTACCCGTTGCTACGTCGGCAAGCTTGGACAGGGTGGTGGTGGCGGAGGCGTAGAGGATATCACCGATGGTATAGCTGGCGACGTTAGTGCCGCCGCTGGCCACGCCAAGCGTACCCCCCAAGGTAAGCGTACCCGTAGTGGTTATCGGACCACCCGTCAGGGTAAGCCCGGTAGTGCCGCCTGCGCCGTTAACACTTGTGACAGAGCCGCCCGAACCCGTGGCGGATATCGTGATAGCTCCCGTGCCGTTGGTAATCGACACGCCAGACCCAGCAGTTAGCGTAGCCTTCGTAAGTGTGCTACCCGTCGTGTTGCCGATCAGCAGCTGGCCGTTGGTGTAGGTCGTCTGACCAGTACCGCCCGAGGCCACGGGGAGCGCAGCACCGAGGGTAAGGGAAGACATGTAGGACACGGCGTCCAGCACGTTGGTGGCGTCGTTGAACACCCACATGGACGCGCTCGCGGGGACCGCGATGCCTGTGCCCGTGGCATTCTTTACGGTGATGGCGTCGGCGCAGCCATTGGTTACGAGGTAGAGCTTCTCGATAGCCGGAACAACAAGGTTACGAGCTCCCGCAGTGGTGCCCGTGCACTTAAGGCGCAGGTTCCGCGCTGGCTGAGTAGTGTTGGTATCGGTTAGGGTAAGGGTGACGTTAGCGCTCGAGAACGGTACATCGACCGAGCCAGTAATGGCCTCCTCAAGAGCAGTCCCCAAGTTGATGTTCGTGACGTTGCCCCACGTGGTGTTGTTCTCACCAGTGGCCATGAGCTGAATCTTGAGGTTGCTGTAGGTGCTAGCCATCTTTGTTCCTCACGTCGGGATTTCCACCCAAGTTACCGTGTTGCCGTCATCTACTAAAGACCAGTTGGCAGTCTCAGCGGTGTCTATGACACCCCAAACCAGCGTCTGCGCTATTAGACCAAGCGCCTGAATACCGCTTACATATACATTAGAAACGGCAGCAGTAGCAACGGTGCCTATGCTTCCTACCGCCTGCAGGCCTGTGACGCTTACGGTCCTTGGCAGGGCTACCGCCGCCGTCCCTACCGAACCGGAGGCGGGGACACCGGTAGTGGCTGTAGTAGCGCTAGCAGTTATGCTGGCGTCCCCGGCTACGCCAATG